TTACAAATTATGAAAAACAATTTGCTGGTAAATTAAACTACTATGAATAAATTAGCTTTAATTTAATGGATTGACAATTAATAAAAACTAGTATATAGTAACATTGGAGCCAATTTATGGGAGCAGACGAAAGACTAGCTAAATTATTCGAACGAGGCGGTGTTCAATTTTCAGTTGAAACCATTGGAACTAAAGATGGAGCGAAAGCGCTTGTGACTATTACTAGATCAAATGGTGCTGCTCAGGATACAGTTGGTGGTACGTATGATACCATTGATGAAGGAATTAACGATTGCATAAACAAATTAGATAATATGGCTAAGAAACGCATAGGGTTGAAAATTGTAAAGTAATATTAATTATGCTTGAACTCATAGGATGGATAGGATCTATAGCGTTTGCAATCTCGGGATTACCCCAAGCTATTTATTCCTATAAACAAGGACATTCCAGAGGCATTACCTGGGGTCTTATATGGTGCTGGTGGGTTGGCGAATGGTTTAGTTTAATTTATGTAATACCCCTGGGTAAATTACCGCTTATTATTAATTACCTGGGTAATATCGTATTTGTGGGCGTTATCACTTATTATAAGATCTGGGAAAGAAAATTAGGAGATACTAAAAATGAGTAAAAGACTTTGGGGTTATATCTGCGACGTGTGTACTTTAATATGTCACATGCCGATTACTGTTAAGAATAAAAATGTAAATTTACATTTTTGTAAACAAGAATGTTATAAACATTGGTCTAATAAGTCAAAGAAGAAATAATGCTTGATTTATGAGGCATAACCTGGTATAGTATATGAGAGGACTATAAATGGGATTAAATAAACATCAATTAACTCTTGCTTTAAAACTACGTAATGTGCAACGTTTTCAAACACATAGACTTCAACATCGTCAATCTGTTGATCAACATAGTTTTAGAACCGCAATGATATATGATCATCTCGGGGGCATAGAGCATATGGCAATGTTGACGCATGACCTAGAAGAAGCGTTGACCGGGGATTTACCGTCGCCAGCTAAGAAGTACGTACAAGGCTTAGACTTCTTTGAGAAGATTCGAGTTGAATTTAAAGATCCAAGGGAGGCCAGACTAGGCAAACTTTGTGATAAACTGGAACTTGTACTTGATTTACGTGAACAACTTGACGATACTGGACAATTACCTGATCAATTAATGAATATTTATGAAGATGAATATGATAAGGTAATGGATATAGCTAAAGAACTTAATAAAGAAAAAGATGTTAAGCTTTTACTTAAGAATGTAAGTAAGGGTAATGGATTTGATGAATTCATTAAATATCTAAAGGGAGAGAATAAATGAACGATCTAGCGCTTATATTTCTTAGTAGTATTGTAACGTTTCTTGTTACCAGTTATTATGTACGCAAAGAATCATACATTGACGGTTATAAAAAAGGGTTAGAAGATGAAAGATTATTCATTAGTGTTGCAGTAGGAAATGCATTTAAAGATGATAGAGAGGGAGCTGCTAAGAAAGTTACCGCAGCTTATAAACAATTATTGCTTGAACTCCAACAAGAAGCACAGGTCGCGGGAATGTCAAAGAAATAATTATGAAGCATTACCTGGCGATTAGTTCAGCGGTAGAACGCAACGCTGTTAACGTTGATGTCCCAGGTTCGAATCCTGGATCGCCAGGTAATGAGTTAAAATTATGAAAGGTGATATGAATAAAAAGACTAAAAAAGTTAAAACTCAAATGCGCCGCTTTCACCTTATACGTACTGAGGATGAAAGCGGTATAAGCGGCACCGGGCTTATAGTAGAAGGAATTGAGTTCACAAACGGCAAATGTTCCATATCTTGGCTTACCCCCTATACATCTGTATCAATCTTTGATAGTATAAAGGTATTAGAAGAGGTTCATGGCCACCAAGGAAAGACGAGAATTGAATATTATGACTAAACCTAAAATACTAATATATGACATTGAAACTGCTCCGATCTTAGCTAGCGTCTGGGGGCTATGGGATCAAAATATCTCTCTTAATATGATCAAATCAGACTGGCACATCCTTGCTTGGGCCGCTAAATGGCTTGGTGATAAACCATCTAAGATCATGTATATGGATCAACGCAAAGCTAAGAATGTTGAAAATGATAAAGTTATTTTACAAGGCATCTGGAAACTTCTAGATGAAGATGATATTGTTATTACACAAAATGGTAAAAGCTTTGATGAAAAGAAACTAAATGCAAGATTCATACTTAATGGTATGAAACCTCCTAGTAGCTATAAACATATTGATACTAAACGTATAGCTAGTAGAAAGTTTGCATTTACAAGTAATAAACTTGAATACATGACCGATAAACTTTGTAAAAAGTATAAGAAGTCTAAACACAAGAAGTTTGCAGGGTTTGACCTATGGAAAGAATGTTTAGCAGGTAACCAAGCTGCATGGAAAGAAATGGAACAATATAATAAATATGACGTTCTTTCCCTTGAAGAGCTTTACAATAAGCTCCAACCATGGGATAATAGTATTAACTTTAATGTATATAACGACAACCCAGTGAATAAATGTAACTGCGGTAGCACAGACTTAGTAAAGAACGGATTTAAATACACAAGCGTTGGCAAGTATCAAAGATACGTGTGCAATGTGTGTGGCTCTGAATCTAGAGATAGAGATAATTTATTAACTAAAGTAAAGAAAGCATCTATTAAACTATGACAACCTCTGAACGTAAAGAATTCATGATAACATATCTTAGATTGAAGGTACAAGAACAAGACTGGCATGGCGTAGCGGACGCTGCTATGGATTTACGAGAGATTGAAGTGGAATTAAAGTTTGAGGCTACAAAATGTAGTCTCATGTGTACATAAATGAAAACTAATATTAGGAGTATTAAACTATGGCGTTAACTGTAAAAATGGGTTCAGCTGGTCGCAAGGCTGGGGATCTAGCAATGGGTGAAAGTGTAGAAGGATATATCATTGGCTTGGCAGAAACTAAGTTCAATTTTGCTATTAAACTTCTTACTAAAAATGGTAATGTAGAAACTCTTTACCCAAATGGTAACTTGTCCTACATTGAACAAGAAATTGAAGATGGTAATGTTGCATTAAATGCGTATACCAAGATTACGCGCACAGGTACGAGACAAAGCACAAAATCTCGTGATCCACAAACGGGTGAATGGCGACAAGTTCCTGTATTCCAGGTTGCTCAAGATGCAGATGACGTTGTTTCATCTCAAGATGCAGCTGAAGCTCTTGCTTCTGATAAAGCTGAAACTCCAGCTGCTGTTCCAGCTGAAACTGACGTAGTGTCTTCGGATGAAGGCGCTTCAAAGGGCTCTGGCGGTAAATTCGCCAATCGCGCTAGACGATAGTTGTTAATAAACAGACCTAGGCACGTCTGGATAAACTGCCTATTTTTTCTGGGAGAAAAATACTAATGTTTGTATCTACGGTTATCAATAAGACTCAGACCAATGATCGAATGTTTAAAAGCCTGAAAGAGTTATCTGAATTCACTCTTAGAAATGACTGGTCTCCATTTACATTTAAAGATGGCTATCGCCACGGTATAAGCTGGGCATCATGTGATGTTATGGCTTTAGATATAGATAACGATACAGATCAAACTTGCACTATTGAGCAAGCTAAAGAACTATTTAGAGAATATGATTATGTAATCTTAGCATCTAAGTCACATCAAATTGAAAAGAATGGTAAAATAGTAGATCGCTTTCGAGTTATTATACCCTTATCAGCCACCGTCAGAGATCAAGAGATTTATAAAAACACCTGGTATTATTTATCTAATAGATTTCCTTTTATTGATCAACAATGTAAAGACATGGCGCGGTATTATTATAAATCTAAAAGTTTGATTTATGAAAATAAAGGTAAACTTCTTAGTCCAGTACTAGAATCTATAATGCCCAAGATTCTAGAGAAACCTAAGCTTCAACTTTTACTCACTAAAGGTAATCTTTCAAGAGCTACCATGGAATTCATCGTTAACGGTGCGAAGTCTGGCCAACGTAATATTGCTTGCTTTAAAGCTGCCAAGGATTTCCAAGAGCAGGGTTACACTGTGGATGAAGCTATTGAAAAACTAGCAAAGTCTCCTTGCATTGAAGATGATTTTGGAGTGGATGAATTTGAACGTACAGTTATTTCTAGCTATAGTAATGACCCCAAACATGACCCTAGGGGGTTATCTGAAAAAACTGAATATGTAGCTTCTAGTATTGCAGATTTAGAAAATAACCCAGATTTATATAAGAAAACTGATGTTATTCGTGGCCCCAGCTTCTGGGATTGTACAGAAGAACGCTGGCGTAAAGGCGAAGTACTCGGTATTGTTGCATCAAGCGGCACAGGTAAAACTGCAGTAAGTTTAAAGATAATTAAAGACATCATATTTAATAATACGCAAAATGATGATATTCATTTCTTTTTCAGTCTTGAAATGCCAGCACGTCAAATTGTCCAACGCTGGCTTAAGCTGGTGGGTAAAAAAAGCCCCCATAGTAAACGTTTATTTATTGTTGATAATAAGAATGTTGACGAACGCATCACTTGGCAGCATATTGTTAAGTTTGTTCAAGATACTTGTAAACGAGAAGGCAAAGCCGTTGGTGGTGTTATCATTGACCATTTCATGGCTTTATCTGATAAGATTGATATTACTAAAGAACCTAATTTTGACGTATCCACTGATATGAATTCTGGTCGAGGTAAAAATAAGACTATTCATGTTAAAGAAATGTGTAGACTTATGAAGGTAGTTGCTGAGTCTTTAAATTGCTTTTTGATTATTCAAAATCAGTCTACTATTGAAAGAGCAGGCCAAGGTGATACACCAATGGGTATTAATGCGCCATATGGTGCCGCGCAGTTTTCCTGGTTCTCTGATTATATGATTACAATATGGCAACCTCTTAAGCGCGTCCAACATGAGACTGCGCTCACTTGCTCAGGATGGCAATATAATAAGATTCGAGAAATTGGTCAGAATGACGCAACTAAAGTGTTCACTCGCCATCATCTTTATTTTGATCTTGTAAATGGAGAGTTTAGACCTCTTAGTGAAATAGAAGAGGATGAATTCAATAAAATGGTTGAAAAAGCTAATGCTTTACGTAAATCGGACGATAAGAAAGAAACTACACAATATAAAGGTAGTCCTTGCCCGTACGATAATTATCAACGTTTACTTAAGGTCATTAAACCTGGAAAGAATGATGAATAAACTATTTCAAGAACTTGGCTTTCAGTATGTAGCTGATCCTAGCATAGGAGAAATATTAGTCGCTAATGCTAATTTACAAATTGGTAAAATAGCACTTGATTGTTGTTTGTGGATATACCAATGGGATTATTAAACAAAATTTTAAATTATAATTATATGGTTACTTTTTTAAGGATTAATAGACCGAATGTTTTATTCATAGGAATAGGCAATAATAATAAGAACGCCGATATCTGGTATATTAGAACCATATATCCAGACTGGGAGAAGCTGAATGGCAAAGTATAATGAATTAATTTATGGTCGTAATCAGTTAGAAAGAATTGTATGCATTGAACCTACTGACGATGGCATTGAAGTATTCATTGAACATTCCGACGGATTTGTTACTAGTGAAATATTAGAAAATAAATACTGGATTTTATCTGCTAATTGTTTAGATCCTTATTTTTACCCACTTAAGGGTAATCTTCATTATAAGTGGATTAAAACTTATAATTCACGTAGATCATTTTCAGGCGATAGACATCGATATAAGGGCGAAGATACTTTCAGTATCTGGAATCCTAAAGAATCAGCAATGGTCAGAGATGGAATAACCTATTTTAAAGGAATGAAGCATAATGAAGTAAGTGCGTTAGCTTTTGATATTGAGACAACTTCACTTGAACATGACCATACCGCAAAGGTATTAATTATAAGTAACACGTTTTCTAAATCAGGTAAGACCGAAAGACGTATATTTACATATGATAATTATGAAAATGAAGGTGAAATGTTAAAGGCTTGGTGTGACTGGGTTCGAGAGAAAGACCCCAGTGTTATGTTAGGACATAATATTCTGCGATTTGATTTACCTTATATGAATTTCATTGCTGATAAGTTCGGTATAAAATTAAACCTTGGGCGCAATGATGCATCAATTCAATTTGATAATTATGAAAGTGAATTCCGTAAAGATGCTACTACATATTATAGCTACAAAAAGGTCCACGTATACGGTAGAGAAGTAATTGACACGCTATGGCTATCTTACAAATATGATGTAAGTCGTAAATATGATAATTATGGATTGAAGAATATTATCAACCAAGAGGGGCTTGAAGCCCCCGGTAGGGTTTTTTATGACGCAGGACAGATTAGACATAAATACAAAGACCCGGTTGAATGGTCTAAAATTAAAGAATATGCCGAATTTGACGGTGACGATGCGTTGGCTCTTTATAACTTAATGTCTCCTGCGTTCTTTTATATAACTCAATCTGTAGCAAGAAGCTATCAACATGTTAACGAATCCGCAAGCGGTGGTCAAATTAACTCTATAATGAATAGATCTTATTTACAAGAAGGTCATAGTTTGCCTAAGATTACCCAAGCAATGCCGTTTGAGGGGGCTATATCTTTAGGTCATCCAGGGGTTTATAGCAACGTATATAAAATAGATATTGCATCACTTTATCCAAATATTATTTTACAATATGAGGTTTTCGATAAAAGTAAAGACCCTAAGGGGAATCTTATTGAATTAGTTAAAACTTTTACAGAAGAGCGATTGAAGAATAAGAAGTTAGCCAAGGAAGATAAATATATGATGATCTTCAATCTGCTCAAAAGATCTTTATTAATTCAACCTACGGATTCATGGGTTCTAAATATAATAATTTTAATTATCCAGCTGGTGCAAGCTTTGTAACTGAAACTGGTCGTGATATTCTTAATCATACAATTAAATGGGCTGAAAATAAAGATCTTAAGATTTGCAACGCAGATACTGATTCTATATCATTTTGTTATAAAGATGAAAGAGAGATTTCTGAAAATGTTAAGCAATCACTATTAGAAGAAATTAATAATGAATTCCCAGAGAAGATTCAATTTGAAGACGATGGTTACTATAAGAAAATTATAGTTGTCAAGGCAAAAAATTATATCCTTTATGATGGCAAGAAAATCACCTATAAAGGGTCAGCAATTAAGGCCACCGCGAAAGAACCAGCGTTAAAAGAGTTTATTAAAAAGTTAATTGATTGTATGCTTGACGGTAACTATGATTTTGTTAATATTTATAACAATTATATCAAAGAAATCAATGACATAAAGGATATTAGACGTTGGGCCACCAAAAAGACTATTAGTAGTAAAGTTATAGCAGCTGCCCGCAAAGCCGAACAAAATATTAAAGAGGCCATAGCTGGTTCTGAGTACGGCGAAGGAGATAGGGCGCACTTCTATTATAGAGAAAATGGTACGTTATCTTTAATAGAGAATTTCACCAGTGATTACAACAAAGACAAGTTATATGAAAAATTATATAATACTGTTTTTACATTCGAAACGGTAATAGACCCCGAGATCTTTTTAAACTATAAATTGAAGAAGAATAAGATACTTCTATCACAGTTACTTAGTACTTGACAAGTTTAGTTAATCATGTTAATATAAACCATTGGTGTGCTCAGTCCCCAGAGGGGCATTGAGGAGCTTAATGTTGACCGTTATCAACTGCCATGTAAATTATCTGGAGGTTAAATGTCTGACGGTTTAAGCGACGCTTTAAAGGGAATTAACTTGATTTCTTCTAATCTAAACATAGTAAAAGAAGGTACTAAATTCGATGGCGATAAGATACCTTTACATTTACTTCCTACCCCAGCGCTAGAAGAAATTGCAAAGGTGTTAGACTTCGGGCAAAAAAAATATGATTCATGGAACTGGGCTAAGGGTATGAAATGGACAAGATTAATCGGTGCATGTATGAGACATTTATTCGCCTGGGCAAGAGGTGAAAGCATAGATCCAGAAACTGGTCTTAGCCATTTGGCACATCTAGGATGTTGTGTGTTATTTTTACTACAATATGAACTTTCTAACCTAGGCGAAGATGATAGATATAAATCTTTCATTAAACGATTATGATAGGATATAAATAATGAACATTTTAAAAATTATAGCTATTGGCCTTGTTTTATTTGCACTTGGAATCGGAATGGGATATTACCTTTCCCCTGAACGCATTAAAACTGTTGAGAAGATTGTAGAGAAGGAAGTAACTAAAATTGTCCATGAAAAATATGACCCAGTTACTGGTAAAGTGATTGAACGTACCGAAACCGATAGCACTAAAAAGACTACCGAAAAAAAGACTACAGAAAAAACACTTAAGACTAAGAAACATTATGCCCTTAAGGGCGGAGTTGCAATTGATCCTAGGGATGGTATTAAGCTTATCCCTAGAGTTGGAGCTGAAGTACGCCTTCCATTCTTTGACAGCTGGGCGGGGCTTGAAGGTGACATTAACTTAGCTCGCCCTATAGTTGGTGTTTATTTAAGACTAGAATTTTAATTAAAAAAGAATAACATGAAAATCAAAGTAAATAGTAAGATTATTAAATCATTACTTCCTTGCGAAGATAGACTGGTTAATTATCTTAAACATTACAATAAGTTAAACGTTGATATTCTAGAATTCCTGGCTCTGGACAAAATAACTGCTAAAGATAAAATCTGGGTATCAGTTAGACTTATGCCTAGAGGATTAGTTGAAGCTTTTGCTATTGATTGCGCAATTAAAGCGCGAATTAGTGTAGATTCTGGAGTGAGCGATTCTAGAGGAGCCAGCCTTGGGGCCTCGGACGCTGCCTATTATGCTTCTTATGCTGCTTCTTATGCTTCTTATGCAGCAGGCGCTGACCGGGCAGCTCGTGCTGCTAGTGATACTGATTATTATGCTGCCGCCAATTTAGCCGATTATGCAGCTAAAGCCTCATTAGAAGATAGTATTGACGCCTTGGCTTATTTAATCAAAGGAAACAAATAGCAGCTTGACATACTTCAGAAATATGATATAATAATATTAAGGAGAATAACATGAGTGATAAATTATATGAAAAAATTACTAAGACCTTGGGTGAACAGTTAGTTAACGAAACCCGCACCCTATCAGCTGATCAGCTTGAATCGGTAATTGTTACTGCAACTCAAGAGATTGAAGAGACTAAAGCTGAATTAGAAGATAACCCAAAGTATCAATTGATTAAAGAAGATTTGAAAGTCCTTAGATCTGGGCTTTCCGAAGTTAAGAAGATTAACAATGCTCGCATTCAGCTTGCAGTACTCTTGCTTAGTGAACGTAGTCAAAAGCAAGTAGTAGGAGAATAATATGGCATTTGAAAGAAGTTTGAGCGCATATAAAGAACAGCAAAAAGAAGTAGCTAAATCTAAAGGAGAACAAGTTTATAAGGCCCTTATGTCCGCTATAACGTTAACGCATGCTCGTAAAATTGTATACGGAACTAAAACTAAAAAACCTACACATACTGGAGGAAAATAACATGAACTTACAAGATGAAATCAGTAAAATAGTAGACCAGTATGTTGAATTA